CCTCCTCAAGTTCGTGCATGCGAGTTTTGGCTCATCAACCGTAGGCGCAAAGAATGGACAAACAAGCAAGAAGTTGTCAACACGAATCTCAATCTTGAGGTTCCCGTTGATGAAGCAGACAAGGCGTGGGTGAAGGCGAATATGCAAGCTATGTTTCCTGGGCTAAAAATTGACACCTGATAAACTCAACACCATTATGTATGAACAATCACTTGTCACATGGCTCGCATGGAACCACCATCGCACGAACAAAGATGAGCACATTGATTTTATGCGCTCTCCGTATCTACGACAAATCTTCCTTGATCCGGCCGACGAAATGACGCTTTGTAAATGTTCTCAGGTTGCGGGGACTGAATACCTAACAGCGTTCACTTATGCCGAGCTTATAAAAGGCCGCTCCGTGTTCTATGTGTTCCCAAACAAGAGCCTTGTCTATCGATACGTCAACAATCGATTCAACACGTCATATAACTATACTAATTACTACCAAAAGCTCACAAAAGAGATGGACGTTGGGCAGAAAACCTCATCTATGGCGATGGTCAAGCTTGGCAAGGGAACAGTTATTTTTGTTTCAGCTTTTACGTCTGTTTCATTCATAGAATTTCCAGCCGATACGATGATTGTCGATGAGCTGGATCGCTGTGTTCTCGAAAATATCAACAAAGGGCTTTCCAGACTTTCCGCAGCAAAACACAAAATCATCAAAAAGATAAGCAATCCGACAATTGAATCATATGGCATCGACGAAGAGTACGCGAAATCCAACATGAACGAATGGGCGCTATCGTGCGGATGTGGAAATGAGTTCGTTCCTGATTTTTTCAAACACGTTGTTCGCGATGTTGGAGAGGGTACTTTCTTGATCCGCGATACCGACTATGAAGCGAACAGAGGCAGAGACATTCAGTTGATATGTGATAAGTGTGAATATCCGGTTAATCGGTATTCCGAAGGTCGATGGATAGCTCAGCACCCGGAACGGGATCACGCGGGATACAGAATCAGCAAGCTTTATGCATCGACCGATTCTATCGCCGAACTTGTCGGACGCTTTTCTGATGGGCTTACAAACGACAATAAGCTGCAAGACTTTTACAACTTTGATCTCGGACTTGCATTCACCGCAAAAGGCGCGAAGATAACCGAGCTTATGCTTGACGAGTGTATTGCTCCGTACTCTATGCCAAAAGGTCTTGCTGAAGGGTTGTGTGTAGCCGGGATCGATGTCAACTATCCAGATTTTAACATCGTTATTTTACGCATTACCAATGACGATAAGTTGCGCTCGGTCTACATTGACACCGTACGAGACTACAAATATCTCAAGCAACTTCTCCGCGAATACAAAGTTCGCTGTGGTGTAATAGACGCAGCCCCAGAACGCAGAATAAGCGCAATGCTTTGCGCTCGCATACCAGGAATGTTTCGATGTGACTACACAACTGGGATAGCGAAAGACAAAATTGATTTGCAGCTTCACCGGCTTACGACGAATAGAACGATGGCACTTGACAACGTGAAAGAAGCTGTACTGACTCACAGGCTTGAGCTTCCCGCTAATGCTCGCAGTATCGATGGGTTCTATCCGCAGATGACCGCTTCAACGCGGGTATACGATCCTAAGGCTCTTCACGGCGAAGGTGACTATCGATGGCTTGAGGGATCGAAGGCGGATCATTACATGCACAGTACAGGGTATGCATTAATTGCGCGTAAGCTGTTGACGATGTTGACAAAATAATTTGATTGACTACTCAACAAACAAGTAGTATAATTTTTGCAAACAGGAGGCCTCTCATGCCCCAACTCATAGATACACAAGGGAACCCCATCACGACAGTACACAAGGCAGAGAACGCAGTCACGTCCGACATGCTGGTCAATCCCTCAGTTCAAAACCATTACCTCAACAACACAGAAGACAATAGGCGCGGATACAATATTTATTATTTCAGCGAGCTTCAAGGCATCACCGGCCATATTAAAAACGGGCAGATGATGTCCGGCACTGTTGAGCGGCCGCTATTCGGCCTCAGCATTGAGGATAGACTCGATATTTTCAAACGATGCGATATCATTTTCGGAATCGTGACAAGCCGAATGAACAAGATATCCGCACTCGAATGGCAGATCGAGAATAAATCAAAGATCGAAGATAGGATTGTTGACGGCCTCAAGCGTAATTACCAGATATACAAAGAGTATGCAGGATCGATGAATATCGCAGATGCTGTCATCCGTATGAAGATGTTTCAAGCTGCGCAAAGAGAGCTTCCCGACCTCAAGATGGACATGAGCAATTTTCAAACTGCTCTCCTTAGATGGCGTAAAGACATCAAAAACGAAACAACCGATAAATGCGAAGAAATAACTGATTGGCTGAACGAACCGAACATCGAGGATACATTCGCCAATTTCGTCAAGAAATGGGTTTTTGATCTCATGATTCACGGAGCTTTCTGCTCATACAAAGAATTTGTCGATGCGAGACTTGAGAACATGTATGGACTTCCGGGCGGATCGGTTACTCCCCTGAAAGGGAAGTATGTCGGAGGCGGTAGGGCTTACCTGCAAATGATTCAGGGCATGAATGGAAAAATATATTTTGAAGACGAAATCTCGTATTGCAATTACATACCATCAACCGGAATTAGCTATGGACACGTTCCGCTTGAAGCGCTTGTCAACAAGATTGCCGAGTCGCTTCTTTTTGACCAACTCATGGCAGAGCGAGCCGACGGGACGAAACCTCCAGAGAAAGCGGTTATTTTCGGCGGGAAGCTCCCTTTCGGCGAGTTTACGACCGAAGAACAATACTCTGTTCCGATCCCGGCAGAAGAGCAGAAACGAATCGAGACAAGCTTGAATGAACCGCGCAAGAACGCTATCCGCACTCTTACAGGAACAGGTACTCCGCTCGTGCTCGATCTTTCGAAGGCCGATACGATAGCTTATCAGGAAGAGCGGCAAGAGCTCATCTTGAAGCACGCTGCGCTTGTGTTTGGGACAACAAATGATGAGGTCAATCTTACCGGATCGGATAACACTTCAGGCCGGTCAACAAGCGAAAGCCAAGAGCGAATTGGGCGAGAGAAGGGAATCTATCCACTCATGCAGATCATCGAAGGGACTTTGAATACTGAAATGCTCCCCTTGCGATATGGACATAACTTTAAGTTCTCGTACAAAGAAGGCTTGAGTGACGATGAACGGCTTGACATCGAAACCAAAAAGATTGAATCACAGTCGTATTCTATCAACGAGGTAAGACTCGAACGAGGGGACGACCCGTTTGACGGCGAGCAGTTCGATGTCCCGACAGGACAGCAGAAACAATCGCCGGACGGCAGCGAGAAGAACCCGATGAACGTGAAGGCGCTCGATGCCTGAACTCCGCGATACACCCATCAATCAATCCGAGCTTTCTCCGCTTGTATCCAGCATCGGCGCTGATCTCGGCGTTTTTTATAGCGCGTTACAAGACCAGATCGACGAAACTCTTGACCGTGCGAAAAGCGAAGGGTGGGACTCGGAGCGATTCATTAACGAAGTTGGAAAGCTGCTTGAACCAGAAGAGGACGGCGAGGTCATGAAGAGCTTGAATGACCGGATTGTTATTCGTCATTACGGCTCAATTTCTGGATTCGATATCGAGATCGTTGACGAGGAATACATCCGGCAGAATATTTTCATCGATTTCACCGAAGGCGGGAATCACGAGCGGTATTCGTGGATACCAGAAAATCAAATATGGATCGGAGATGATGTGTCGGCCGGCGAGATTGTTGTTACCGTTTTTCACGAATTTACAGAACAGCGATTTATGCGAGACGGCAACGACTACGATACTGCGCACGATATGGCAACCGAGATGGAGGACGCTATGAGACACGACGACGAATTGAAAGATCGGTTTGAAAGGCTGATAAGGATAGAGCCGGTTCTCAAGAGCGCGGTCGATCTGAAGATACAGAAGGCGCTTGTACAGATTCGAAGCGCGATACCGGACGAGGTGTTCAGTGGCTCGTAAACTCTACCTCGACCCGATCCGCCGCAAGACAGGCTGGAAGGGCGAAAAACTAAGCAGCCTCATGTCGCGCATTATAGCCGTGAACCAGGAGAAAGCTTTCACCGCGATCGGGCGGCTACGCTCCTCGCAGTTCGAGAAACAAAACGTCAAGCAGGCGTTTCGATTGCCCGATCTGTCCGAGGTGCTTCCGAAACGGTCGGTATTCGCGCGTAAGGCGGCGATACGTGGACGACTCATCACTGATAACCTGAGAGACCAACTCACCCGCGATCTACGTGTTACGCTCGCAGAGAGCGAATGGACAGGCGCTAAGGGCAAGATGAACCCTAAACTCATAGACGCTTTCCGGGCTCGGATAACCGATAGCTTCGAAAACTATACGAAACGCGATCCTCGCTACGGGATGCCGTCGAATATCCGCAATATCGCTGTTACCGAAATCGGAGCTACGATCAACGATGTTAAGAAGACGTACCATGATAGGATTATGCAAGCTAACCCGGATATGCAGGCCTACAAGACGTGGACACACTCAGGCGATAGGAAGCGGATCAAGGTTCCTCGACGGGGACACTTGCAAATGAACGGCGTTCGCGTCGAAGCCTCGGAGTCGTTTCAGGTTCCGTTCTATGATGCAAAAGGGCGACTCGTTCGCACCGATTCGATGGATAGGCCGCATGACGAAAGAGCTTCGGTTGATCAGGTAGTAGGCTGCATGTGCGGCGTTAATTATTCGTATAGAAAACTATTGACAAAAGTTTAAAAGTGTGATACTGTGTAGTACAGTATAATATAGTTCACGCTTAACCGCGTGCCGAGGAATGCTTCCCACGGGAAGTTGATAGGCAAAAGGTAAGACGGCAAGGTCTTGCTTTTTGCCTATTTTTTTGTTTTGGAGGTTGAATGGAAGAAACCGCGAATAGGCGAATCAAAATCTTTTTCGCACCGTATGGCTTCGACGATAAGACACACGCTGTTGAAAAAGACATGAATGGCAAGAAGCGGCGATATCTCAAAGGCGTCTCTTCAGGGATTCACGTTGACGGACATGGTGAGATGATGACAGAGAACTGTATCAAAAGTTTCCAGCGACAAGCTGAGACTGGTGATATTCTTTTATATGAGGGGCTTCATGGCGTTAATTTCATCGACGACATCGGTCGACTGGAAAAAAGCGAAATCTTGCCGAACGGAGACTGGCTCACCGAGTATCGGCTGTATGACGATTCGGACGGCATGGGATCAACCACGACGGAAAAATCAGACAAGCTATGGAAGCAAGTCAACGGCCTTCCTCCCTACAAATATCCGCGACAAAAAGGATTCTCAATAGAAGGTGAAATCCCCAAAACCGGAGTAGTGCAGATGACCGATTCGGGGAAGCGCGTCATGGACGACGTGAAACTTGACGGCGTGGTCGTCGTTCCTCGTCCGGCTTATTTATCGTCGGTTGCTCAGGCAGTATATAAAGCCCTCGGCCTTAATCCTCCGTATCTCATCCGAAAAAACCTTACAGTATCACTCAAAGATATAGTCGATGAGTCTGAAAAAAAAGAAATCTATTTCAAGCGAAAATGGCAAATTGAAGAAGCACTTGAAAACGAAGTAAAAACTATCATGTTGAGCGGCGAGCAAGTTGACGAAAAGCTCGGCATGTTATTTGACGAATACAGGAATCTTATGATTGACCTGATATTATCCTCTGCGGAAATGTTTAAAGCGGATGCTCCTATGGGAGATATTCCATCCGTAAAGGAGCAAACAGGAAAATCAATCACAGAGTTGATTGAAAAACTGAATGCAAGCTTACGAATTTTACAAGGAGCATAATAGATGTTAACACCGGAACAGAAACAAGCACTGATGAACGCTAAGGCGCTTATTCAGGAAATCGAATCAATGGAAGGCGGATCGCAGGAAGGCGATGCATCGTCAGACCAGGCACAGGAGGCACAGGAGGCACAAATGGCATTCAATCCGAAGGAACAAATGGGCGATCAGCCGGAAGGTGAAGAGATGACACAACCTGCAGACGGATCAAAGAAATCTCCAGAAGTGAAGGGAAGCTTCACGAAGAAAACTTACAAAGACATTTCCACTATGGGGACTCCCGACGCTTCGACGGCAAACGATAAAGCGGAAACGAAAGTTGATGACATACCCGATCAGGACGAAGAGAATATCGGCGAAGTTGCTAAGGCACTCACTACAATCGCCCAGTCGTTACAGAAAAAGAACGTGCAGAAATCACAACAGTCAACAATTAACAGTACAGAGCTTGTCGGAGTAATCAATGAACTAACGAAAGTCGTTAAATCAATGATGCAGACACAGGCAAATCAAGGCTCGGTTCTTGAGGACGTGCTTGAAGGGCTCGGAGTAGCCAAGAGCATCGAAGCGAAACAATCTTCGCTTAAAATTGCCAAAGACAACAATCGGCGTCCGGTTGCGACAACCGACACAAACGACGTACTTATCCAGGTAACAAAAGCACTTCAGTCTCTCGCAGCGAATCAGGGATCATCAGGCACCTATAGGGTGGGAGAGAACTCCTCCGACGTGAGGAAAGCCCTCGCTGAAAACATTGAAGCACTTTTACCAATACGATACAAATAATTAAGGAGAAATAAA